TTTTTACGCCTGTTAAGAAGATCAAGGGGTATCCAAGAGCATTTATCCACTGCGCACCATCCCAATAGATTGGGTACCCAAGGGTTGTATCAAAGTAATACTGCCCAACCTGTAGATTTTCTGTGGGTCTATTTGCCGTAGTACCCGAAGCAGGTACCGTAACGCTTTGAGTAAAGTTGTCAATTTGGTTAAAGTACAGACGCAGGGCATTTAATACTTGGTCTTGGTATAGCTGGCGGTACTCTACTGGCGCAATGGGTAGGTTAGGCGCTTTAGAAGGGCGAAGTGGGACTTGTGCCATTACCTACGTCCGTCATTCCTAATATCAATCCGTGGGCTACCTAGCTGCCATGCCACCCCCAGAGAATCCGACTCAATCCTAAAGGCAAGCTGGCGCCCTCTTAGGCGGGTATAGACCTGTCCAGTAAACTCTTGGACGTTATAGACCGGGGCAGTAGAAAAGTTATCCCCACTAATTACTTCTGGGTTATCCGCCGTACCATAAGGCGCTCCAGAGTTTTGACGGGGTTTAACCCTCATCGTGACGTATGGGTTGTTGACGTTAGAGCCGTTAAAGTTAATATCAGGCAGGATACGCCAGACAAAGCCAAAGTTATGCCCATCTCCAATATCAAAGTCAGAAGACTGTATATAAGCATTAATTGGCACGGGGGCTGTACCTGATACGTCATCTACCGCAGATTCGTGGAATAGCATCCTGCTGTTGTAGTCTGCAGCCATTGGGTATTGGCGAATACCAGAGTCTAACCAAGCCGTACGAGCCATTGTGCCGTATGCCCAAGTACGTTCTAAGTAGTTGTAAATCACATATTTATTTATAGCGTTACTTCCTTGTGAGCAGTAGAACCACCATACTTCGTTGTAGCTTTCGTTGCCACCACAGAATACTTGGAAGGCCTGCTCCCTGTTAACATCCTCAAAAATGTATTGCCAGAGTGAACAAGGTAGGGTCTCAACACGACCTGAGTACATGTAGAACTTATCAACACCCATCCAATACGTTACGTTATTAATCGTAATCATAGAGTTTGGAGACATAACAGATATGTTATCCATGAGGATTTGAAAGCCCCAGACATAGGGCGGTCCTAGGTACTGCATGGAGTAAATAGCCGCATCTGTCCATACCAAGATTTCTTGACGAGTATTACGGGCACCCATAATAAATGACCCGGCAGATAACCTAAATTCGCCTGATTGGTTTGTTACTGCAGGCACCCACTCGTAAGGATTTTCTTGGTCTGACCAGCGTACCAGCATAGGATCAAAGGTTGTAGAAGCTGTATTTGGGTCATATGGATTAGCACCAAAAGCAATTACAAAACGCTGGATTGATGAAGCACTAATCTGAAAAGTAGCGGTTGGAACCCTTGAACCGTTATATCCAGCAGCGGTAGATTGAACGGAAAGATATTGTGCTCTAGTCCCGAATCCACCACTAGTTGAATTTGGGTAAGTGCTTCCAGTTGGAATCCAGTAAAAAATAGATCCCCCACGAGGGGCAATAAATAGCTCTTGCCCATAGTTGTCGTTAGTCCAAAGCCGTAACTGCTGCCCAATACCTGACGTAAATCCTTCACCCCAACCATGGTCGCCTGTTTCGGTATAAGCAATGACGTTGCCGCCCCCTGTTACAGAAGCATTAGCATTAACTTGAACCGTGATGGAATATGCGTTGGCGTTAACAACTGAAGGGTAAAACAAGGTATTTAAAAGCACTGCTGAAACGCCGCCTGTTGCCGTAGCGTTAGCAAAAATAACTGCTTGTCCATTAGCTAAATTGTGTGCTGTTTGAGTTACGGTAACTACGTTACTTCCATTAGTTGTAGTAAAAGGATCAGTTAAGCTAGTTGTTATCCCTGTAACAGGCCAAGGACCAGCACCCCATCCAGTGCCTAAAGTGTATGTATTTAAACCAATAGGCTGTTGATAAGCGGCTAAAACTGTATTGCCACCCCCAGTATTGCTTGCATTAGCCGTAACCGAGACTGTTATTCTGTAAGCTGCTGTATTAACTATAGACGCCACTTCATATTCTGCGTTAAGAATAGTGTTTAGTACGTTGGTTCCTGTTACTGTATTAGCACCCGAAAAAGTTACATAATCACCAACGCTGGGGCTGTATTGCCCGTCTATTACGGTTACTAAGTTTGACCCGCTAGTTACCACAAAACAGTTATCTAACGCTGGGCTTGAAGTATATGTAACGGGGGTAATGTCGTTATAAGTACCACCCTGCTCAACATAGTATTTAATAGTGGTACCAACACCTAAGTAATTAGCGCCTGCTAACGTAACCCAATTCCATAATGCTCGTGCCAACCCCAAAAACTGAGCATTAGCCATGCGGCTCCAACCACCAATCTTCTCAGGAAAACCCGAGCGAAAGCGTACCTTGTCGGCATCGTACCAACCACCTTCGTTGGAGTAATCTGTACCTTCTCGATTAAGACCTGGGCGGAACTGTAATTTTTGTAATGGCATACGGGTTTACCCTAAGATAAAAATAACGCTCGTTCGTCGTTTCTACGAGTTACCAAGCCTTTCAGTACTTTACCCCCAGCCAGCGTATATTTCAAGAACTCTTCTGCCGCTTCTTCCATTTCGCCCCGAATAACCTTCTGACGGAGGGTGCTGCGCTGTAGTGTTCCCAGACCAACATTAAAGCTAAAAGATACAAGAGCATCGAATTGACCTTGAGTGAGCTTGACAGGACAGAAGCGTTCAACACCTCGCTCAAAGCGATTAAGATCGTCTCTAAGAATGTCATCTACTTCCTCCATCGAAAAGGTACGGTCATCTTTATATTCCAGTGGGTAGGCATCCCGTTCGTCTATTTTTAAAGCACCTTGCCGTGGGTAGAGTACATGACCCACACCAATCGTCCACAATTTTGCGGGACACCGATATGGACGCTGGCGGACACCTTCATGGTGCTTAATCATTTTGATTGCTTTATCGCTTACTTTCATTTCTTACTAAATGCCTGAGTCCCGAACCAGAAAGCTATGATGGAAGCCAAAATCTGCATCTCGTCTGCATCAAACACCATTGGGATAGCCTCGGCAAACGCTACACCGCTAGACCATGCCCACCAGATAGACGCTACATCTACGATGATTAGTAGGAAAACAAACAGGTAGGTTACGACTGGGCGCACCGAAGCTCGTAAGTTAATGATCCACTGAGAAGCACCCTTGCCAATCTCGATGTCGTGGTTATACATAGCGGTGCGTTCTTGGGCTTGAGTTTCCATTTGAACTTGTTCTGTCCTGATCTCTTCGATACGGGCTTGGGCTATATAACCCGCTTCCATCATCTTTAGTTCTCGCTCCATCTGCATGGCGGCAAGTTCTAGTTCATGTTTTTTGTCGGACTTGTCTTGAAAGAAGTCCAGTAGTTTAGGCAGACCCCCCATGAGGAAGGACAGCGCTGTGGATATTAGGGTAAACATTATTTCTTACTCCTTGATAACATGGTTGCAGCAATAAAAAGCATTGCTTTAGTTTGCTCTAAATCGGCTGGGGGTTTATCCCAACCAACGGTAATCTGCCCTACAAACCTACTGGGGTCTGGCGGTACACTAATTCTACAACCAAAAGTCATCCCTTTTTCAATATACCAAAGCCCAATTTCTGATTGTGCCGCTTTGTATTCACCGCAAGGTACATTACCAGCCATTAAAGATACTACATCTTGGTTATTTGCTTGATTAGAAGTAAACAACCCCACATCTAAACCATCATTCGTTTTATCCCGACCAGTCTTTGTATAGGCTCGGTACTGTACTCTAGTGTCAAACAAAGGGTTAACTTTAAATATTGCTACAACGGTTGCGTCAGTCGTTTTAAACAAGTGAACTGCAGCATCATCTACTCTATCTTCAACAATACTAGGTAGCTTCTGACTCTCTTTATAAGTACCAACAATTAGCTCTTGATTGTCATAAATAATGTAACCACCAAACGCCAACACTGCCATCAAAATAACTGCGAACAACTTAAATGGGGAGTCTACATACGCCAGTACTTTAGATAAGGCATCGTCTGGTTTTTTTATCACTTTTTACCACCCCATACAATAAAATAAGCAATCCAGCCTGCTGCCATAAAGCACCAGAACTGCACCCATTTAACCTTTGACAACTCGGCATCAAAGTACTTCTTGTCTTCTTTCTCAAGCCGTTCAATCTCGGTCTTGATGTCTAGCACCTTTTGCCATTCTTTGGTGCCGTGCTGCTTTATAAAATCAACCCTTAGTTTGTACTCTTCATCGCTTATCTTCTTGCGGTGTTTGTACTCTTCAAGGGCTTTAAATATCGCCCGTTCCTTCTTTAACTCTGCTTCTCTGCGCTCACGGATCTTGGCATTTGCCCGTTCTTTTGCTACGTCTACTGCTTCTTTTTGAACATCCTCGATGTTCTTGCCAATCTCCCGCCCAGCCTCACGCCCAGTCTTTATCCCCTCGCTGATCCCCTTGGCACCAGCCGATAACCCTAGTTCGTCTGACATATCTCACTGTTCTTTGCCTCAGAGTGTTGAACCACCAAATGACATATTGGCAACCACGATTGCTACGTGCTGCTCTGGGTTTTCAAGGCTGTGACCGCAATCACTGCACATTTTGGCAGCTAACTCAGCTTCAGAAACATCGTACCCGCAGTTGGGGCAGTAGATTTCAACGGTATGGCGTGGTTTAAATTCGCCGCCGTCCATCGAGTCTTGGATCTCTTTAATCATTTTTGCTCCTTAAAATTCAGTCCATCCAGTAACAATATATTTTTCATTGCTTAATGGCGGGTTGCCACGATGGGTATGGGTAAATGCAGCGGGCCAAATTAATAACGTACCTTGCTTTGGTTTAACCCGCATGCTTTGGTACAAGAACTCTGTCTCGCCACCTTCTTCTACGTCGTTTAAGTAAAGCATCCAAGTTAATAAACGGCAGCTTAATTCTCTATTAGCTGATTCATAATGCCATACGTGATAGCCTTCACGTAAATTGGTCTTTTGCATTTTGAATGAGTAAGAACGGTGTAAACCAGAATCTTTTAACACCGCAAATTCTTTTTCATAAATTGGATAGCATTTACCCCAAAATACTTCGGCAAAAGCAGCAATATTTGTTATTGGAATTTGAATATTATTAAGTTGGTTATATAACTGTGTATCTGCTTTTTCTATTTTAGAATAAGGTTCTACATCTTGACGAGTGCGTCCATACCCAGCCTCAATAGCGGTGTCGTAGTCTTTGATTAAACTTTCGCAATACTCTTTACTAAAAGCATTTTCAAAGATACCAATAAATTTATTAATAGTTACATTCATTTCCATTTTGGTCCATTCATCCAACATACTGCGGTATAACGAATCCCTTTAGTTACTGGAGTAACGCTGTGTGCCATAAATGAGGGAAACACAATAATAGTGCCTTGTTTTTTGTTTTTTGCTATTTCGTCTAAAATAATTAGATCCCCGCCCTCATAGTCAGATCCATCGTTAAGTAACAAAGAAGCACTAATTTTACGTTGGGATAAAAGAGGTACAACAATACCTGATTCTGGACTAAGGGCAACTATTTCGTTTGATTTTACAAAACAGTCCATATGTGTATTGTAGAATTGGCCTTCTGCATATTTACCAATTTGAACTTGTTCAGGTTCAGTAAGATCAAAATTCCAAATTGCTTCTCTGTTCGCCCGCATAATAAAACGAGCAAGGATACACTCTATTGGATCACATCTATCTAACCATTGAACATCGGTATCCCTTATTTCCTTATTTACTAAGGTTTGATTAAAACCAACAAAACCTGATTTATATTTTTCATCATCAAAACGAGCAATTAATTTATTACACATTTCAGACGATACTGCATTTTCATAAACCATATAGCCATGTTTCATTTATTGTTCCTATCAAAACAATGATTAATATATTTACCTTCACTTCTTACATAATGTAAAAATACCTGACCATATTCTTGACCAGTAAAAGCACCTTCACGCCAGTGTTCTGATATACAACCTAAATAAATTGCAGCTTCTCCAGGTTTTAAGTCTTTTGAAACAACAGAGCCATCTGGTTTGGTAAAGCAAATGGGCCAGCTAGTGCCATCACCGCCAAGATTCAAAGTAACACTAACTTCGCAAGCGGGGCGGTCGGTATGTTTTGTTAACTCAGCACCGTTTTTATAAATTCTTGCATATGCGTACGTAGGTAATAATTTTTCTTCAACTAATTCATTCATATGCGCTGTTTTTTCGCACAGTAAAGCAACAAAAGGCACATAGTTATGTATAGCTGGAGATCCAGGAACCTGTGGATCCGTTTTAAAATTATTTGGGTATAACTGCGTTTCTATTTTGAATTTTTTGTATAACTCGTTTGTTTCTTGTGCAGCTATAAAATTTGGCACAAATAAATAATTGTTATCTAAAAGTTCTTGGTTCATTACACAGTTACCCAAACTTCAGTAGGTCTTTGAGGCCAAGTAAGATTACCTGCAACTGGATTTACAGCGTACTGCCTTACCTGACTACGGTACGATAAAAAAGCGTCTTGGTTGGCTAGATACGGATTTGAGTATTGCGGATTAGAAATATCAACAGTAGCCGTCCAATCAGTCATTTGCAACAATGTTACAGCTTGATTTTTATTTTGATCTGCCGTAGGTGATACGGGTTCTGGAACAGGCACAGGAGTAAACTGTCCGTTTGCATAAGTAAAATTATCAGCAGTTACATCATCAGGGCAATCTACCCATTCGTGGGCAGAATCTACTTCAAAAGTCTGTCCTAATGGTTCAACTTGAACTACTAGCGTGGATGGGATGTCAATAAGGGCGCTTTTCATAATAATTCCTTAATAGTAAACAATTACTGAGCCTACGCCACCACTACCACCTGGTTGGGATGGATTATCGCCCCCCTGCCCCGGATTCCCACCCCACCCCCCACTAGTCATTGCAAATCCAGCAGCAGCGCCGCTGCCAATACCTATATTTGCAGTAGCCTCTCCTAAAGGGGCGGTCCCAGCAGAACCAGGACTACCATTAAAGTTACTACTACAGGCATTACCGCCAGTTCCTCCGTTACTAGTAAGAACACTTCCAAAAGAAGACGCTCCGCCACCATTACCAGCTTGTGAAGTACCACCAGCTACGCCAGCTCCTCCGTTACCCTGACCACCTACAGTAACAGGATATGATGTGCTTGCCGATACAGGATAAATTCCTGCAGCAACTATACCTGGGCCTCCAGCGCCGCCTTGTTGACCGTTAGCAGTTCCGCCTCCACCGCCACCTCCGCCACTCATTACAATCAACTGAACTTGAGTTACGTTTGCTGGAGTTGTAAAATTACCTGGGCTGTTAAACTTTTGAATAGTCGTATAAATTCCAGATACAGCCCCTGTAAACGCAGTGTTCTGCGTAGTTGAGTCATTAAACGTTATTGAGGTACCGCTTACATTAATTGCCATTTTTGTTCTCCTAAATTAAACACTACCACCAGCGGTAAACTCTCCAGCAGAAGTTAGATTACCGCCTGAACTCATTACCGCTACATTAGCACCATTGTATTGAAATACCAAGGCACTACCAACTTGTTGGATCGTAAAATTAGTTGTTGTTAAAGCAGTGGCATTACCAGATGGCACCGCATATGTCTGGTCGCCCCTTAAAAACGTAGCGCTATTAGCCGTACCAGAACCTAGTCTTGCTGTAGCTACAGTACCAGACGTAATATTTGAAGCATTAATAGCTGTTAAAGCTACACCATTTCCTGAAACCGTAGTAAAAGTGCCTGTAGTTGCAGTTACCGTACCATTAACCGTAAAATTACCCGATGTTCCAGACAACCCATTTACAAAATTAGTGCCGTCACAATAAACAAGGCAGGTAGCGCCATTAGGAACGTTAACTCCTGTGCCAGAAGCCCCAATTACTCGAATGGCAAAGCCCCCAGTAGTATTGTTTACAACGGTATATAGCTTTTTAACTACAGGGGGAATAAGATCTCGCACTGCAGCATTTGTTCCAGTAACTACTAAAACTGCATTTCTTGCCTCGTCTGATATCCCATTAAAGCTAGTTAGTGTGTAGTTGGCATCAGACATTGTGATTGAAGTAACACCCGTAATAGCCTGTTCAAGCAGAGTACCTAAGTTGGTATTGGTCGTTTGACCCCAAAGACCCGCTTGGTCGCCATCCCCCATCAGGGTTAGCTTTAAACTTGTCGAATATGTACTTGCCATAATTTATCCTTAAGCTGCTATTACTTCTGTCCAATTAGGGGTCTGATCTACATCAACCAGGCCCCAGACATTGACTCTATTAAGTCTAACAACGGTTCTAAATCCAGTCAAATTAACATTAGCGTTTGCAGCTACACTAACGGTTCCCACTACACCAATTGCGCTTACACCTGTAAGGTTTACAACCGCTCCAGCAGCTACAGTTACATTACCCAAGGTGCCAATAGCTGAAACACCAGTTAAATCAATAGTGACGCTTTCAATTATTGAAACGTTACCAATTACGCCTACAGCGCTAACACCAGTTAAATCAATCGTACATCCAAGACTTAAATCAACCGTGCCTACTACACCAATTGCGTTTACACCCGTAAGGTTTACACCTGCTCCAGCTTCTACGTCTACGTTACCTAAAGTGCCAATTGCACTTACACCAGTTAAATCAACCGTACATCCAAGGCTTAAATCAACTGTGCCAATTACCCCTATTGCAGAAACACCTGTTGGTACAACGTTTCCATCAGCTTCAACTATTACAGTACCAACCTGACCTACAGCATTTACCTCTGTTACTGCAAGCGTGACACTCTCAACTACAGCAACCGTACCAACTTGGCCTACAGATGAAACACCAGTAAGTTCAACTGTTATACCAAGGCTAGTTTCGCCTACATCAGCAAACGGGGCACCGCCGTAGGGAAATCCAGCGAACATTATCTGCCTTTCAGAGCATCAACTTCGGCCTTTAACTCCTTAATAGCCTCAACCAATAAACCAATCATGTTTCCATAAGCAACAACTTTATATCCGTCAAGCCCAATAGCAACGACTTCTGGTAATACCGCTTCAACTTCTTGAGCAATAACACCCGTATGGCGCACAGTTTCTGGTGTATCAGTACGCAAATAAGTAACACCGTTGATTTGACTAATCTTTATTAACGCATCTGGAATTGATTGAATGTCTGTTTTAAGGCGTTCATCAGAAGAAGAATGGTGGATCGTAGCAACCAAGTTACCAGTAGATGGGTTAAAGGTCAGTTTGGTGCTAGATACGTTTGCTGTACTAATTGATCCAGAGGTGTTTGCAGTTAATAATGGATAGCGTGTTGCATTAGTGCTTGTATCGTCAGTAAGCGTGATACCACTAGTAACCGTTGCATATGTTTGGTCGCCACGTAAAAAAGTAGAACTATTAGCCGTACCAGTACCAAGACGGGCTGTAGCTACAGTGCCAGATGAAATGTTTGATGCGTTAATGGCAGTTAAAGGCGCACCGTTACCAGCAATTGTTCCGTTAAAAGTTCCGTTACCAGAGCCATCTACAGTTAACATTGCAGTTCCGCCAGCATTTGAAACAACAAATGTATTTGCTGTAGAAGTAGCACCTATATAAACACCGTTTGTGGCGGCATTGTATTGTAGGTATGCAGCAAAATTTTCTGAGTTTGCGGTAAATACAGATCTTCTGGCTTGTGCAGAACCACCACCCGCTGTTATGGCTAGTGCTGTAACTCCGTTAAATGCTGCATTACCGCTTGAATCACGAAGCACGATAGTGCTTGCGCCGTTGGCAGTGGCTGCTGTTGTTCTTGCGTTGGCTACGGTTCCAGTTGAAACGTTTGAGCCATTAATAGCACTAACTGCAGAACCATCGCCACTAAACGTACCTGTTATTGTCCCAGCAGAGAACTCACCAGATGATCCACGAAGAACAATAGTAGAAGCGCCATTAGCAGTAGCAGCAGTCGTTCTTGCATTTGCAACAGTCCCTGAAGTTAGGTTGGACGCATTAATAGCGGTTAAGGATACGCCATTACCAGAGATAGAATTGGCAGTAATATCGCCAGCACCAAAGCTACCAGACGAATCACGAAGAACAATCGTAGCTGCCCCGTTAGCAGAAGCCGCTGTAGTTCTAGCGTTGGCGATAGTTCCAGACGAAATATTGGAAGCATTAATAGAAGTAAGGGTTGTACCAGCACCAATAAAGTTTGCTGCGGTTACGTTTCCTGCAGTAAATGCGCCATTAGCATCACGAGCTACAATTGTGCTTGCACTGTTTGAAGTGTTGGCTGTAGTTCTAGCGTTATCTAAGGTGCCTGAAGTTACATTAGAGGCATTGATTGCGGTTAAAGCTACACCGTTGCCCGATACGTTAGTAAATGAACCCGTTGTGCCGTTAAAGGTTGTGGCGTTAGAGGTAGTTGCGGTAATGACGTTTGCGGTAAAATTTCCGTTTGCGTCACGAGCTACGATGGTTGATGCACCGTTTGATGAGCTAGCTGTTGTCTGAGCATTAGGTAAAGTGCCTGTTGTAATACTAGACGCATTAATGGCTACGTTGGCTGCATTAGTAAGCTGCCCTTGAGCATTAACTGTAACTTGAGCAACGTTGCCACTATCGCCATAAGTAGCGGCTGTAACGGCTGTATTAGAAATGCTAAACGTTAAATTGGAAAGGTTTAACCCTGTACCAGCCGCATAAATCTGAGCAGAGCTAATCTGCACAAAAGTAATATTAGATGAGCCAAATGTAATTGTGCCTTGGGTATTACATGTATACGTCCGACCAGCGCCTGTATCACCGTCTTGAACAAAGAAAGTTGAACCTTCACTCAATTGGGTTGAGCTAGCCAAACCAAATGTATCAGTGTCAGTAGAACGAGTTAAAACCCACTGTGCAGAAGCATTACCTGGATTAGTAACTGTATAAACACCGTTTTGTACCGCATTAGCCTGCGCATACACCAAAATACGGGCTGTGTTAGATACGCTTACACCATCAACAACAAGAGCAGCATTAGCCCCATTATTAGTAAGTGTTGCGCCTACACCATTACCAGCACCGTTTGGCTGCACGTATACGGCATTTAACGCTACGTCTTCCTCAACTAAAACAGGCTCGTGAAAATGAGTACCAGAGAGAACTAGATCATCTACGTATGTTTTATTAACAATGTCGGTGGCTGCGTTAGGCGCCGTACTGATTGTTCCAGCCGTTAATGTAACCGTAGTAGCTGTTAAGTTAGTCGTGTTGATATTAGTAAACGTAATAGTGTTTGCACCATTACCACTTGACTCAACTATCCCTGTAGCTTGGTTGGTATACAGTGCTTGTTCGGCTGGCTGAGTAACAAATACCTCAAGACCGTTTGCACCCGCAGTAAAGTTGACCTTAGATCCTGTTGACGAAGATAAAACCGTATCTCTACTTAACGTAGATGGAGACGTGAAGGTACCAACACCAACTTCCCACTCGTCATCATCGCCAGCGGTTAAGTTATGGATGGTGTAATAAACGGTAGAACCAGTAGCTATAGCTGCGTTAAACGTTTGATAGCCAGGAATTGCGCCACCAAGCGTAATGTTGCCTGTGCCAGAGCTAGAGCTGGATTCTTTAACCCTATCTTTCAGAATCAAAGCCATAAGGCTCTCCTAATTACGAAGCGGTCAAACGAATAATTGCGTTACTTGCGTCAGCAGTTGGGAAGTTCACTGCAAATGTACCGTTAGTAGAGGTCTTATCACCACCAAAAGACAATACGCATACAGCTGCATTAGCATTAGTGTTGTTGTAAATTAAAGCCCCAGCCGCAGTAATAGTTGCGTTTGCCCAAGAAGTGTTGGAGAACGAAATAAAAGCTACGTTACCAGAGTTTGTTGGGGTCACGCTAACCGATAAAGTATTACCACCAGCGCTGTAGTTACCTGTTGAAGGCACTTCATTACTTGCGGAATATGCAGTTGTGTTCTCGTTAATAGTAGCAGAGCTAGTATACAAAGCTATCTTAAACGTATTTGATGAAAAGTTTTGGGTACCATTTAAGAGTTGAACCTTAAACGATGTAGCCATTGCTTGAGTAATTGCCATTTTTTGCTCCTAAAAAAATTATCTAACAGGTCCAGGTACAGGCAGCCTAAGTTGTCCATCACGGTATGCACTTCTTCTATCTTTACCATCACCCAAATCTTTGAGTAATGCTAAGGATTCTTGGTACTTCTGTTCGTAATATGTAACTAAGTCTTGTTCACCTTTTTGGAAGATGATAGCCTCACGCAACGAACCATACAACAAAACACTTTCAAAATTATCACCCAGCCAAGAAGTTCCAGCTGCGTTTTGAATATTATTAACAGGTACTGAGAATCCACTTCCAGTACCCCCTATTGTAGAGGTAGCGGCGCTTAAAGAGTTGCCTACAAGATATAAATATCCTGGGTTAACTAGAGTCACTGCGGTTACAGAGCCACCCGATACAGTAATGGTTGCCGTACCATTTGCGCCATCTCCGCCAGTCAAAGGCACATTCTCGTATACCCCATTGGTATATCCCGAACCGCCAACAATCGTACCAAAACCAGACAAACCGCCCTGAACAATTGTAGTTGGGTAGTAGTAATAGTGCAGTTCGGTCTGGTAACTACTGTTTGGGGTCGGCCCAATTAAATAAGTGTAGGGTAAAAACTGAGCATAGTACCTAGGAGTACCAGTATCGGTAGGGCTTGGATATGCTTCACGAATAAAATTAACGTCTTTATCGATTAAATATGTGTAATTACCGGTTGCATCAATCACAGCAAGGGAAAAAGACGCTAAGTAGTCGCTAGGTAGAGCTAAATAACTATCACCAGAAGTAAAGTTACCAATGACGTTCTTACGGATAGCAGGGATCTGAACGGCGTTATAAACCCGCTCTTCGCAAAGCTGGACAAAGTTAGGAATGTTCTGAACAAATAACTGCTCAGTTGACTCCGTGTAGCTTTGAATAGCCTCAGATAGCTGCTGGAAATTCATTAGCCCATCTTCCCGCTAGACATTTTGCCTTTAGTAGCAGCGCCAGTACCACGCATTTGAATTTTGCCGTAACGATTCTCAGGAGGGTAATTGCCCTTGCTGATACCAGCAACAGACATATTCAGTGTATCCATTACTTTGGCACCAGGAGTGTAAGCACTATCTGCCACAATGCTAGTAGCCTTACCATCCATTGTGTGCGGTGCAGCATAAACCTCAGCAGGTCCTACTTCCTTCCCGCCTTTTTTCATAGAGAACTTAGCCATGATTACCCTTTCTTCTGAGCAGCGATCTTAGCCAGACCACGACCCATTTTCTTCATATCTGCATTAGTTTTGCCGCCTTTAGAGCCGCTGTGCTTTGGACCCTTTTCAATACCTACTGACGGGCCCGAATCACCAAGGTTTTTACCTTTGGTTTTACCCGTTTTAGTAACGCCATCTGCGCCTGATTTGTACATTTTCAACTCCTTAAGTTGTTGTTACCGTTACTGTACCAAGAATTACTTGTTGCACCAAGTCATTTGGTGTTAAACCCGCATCTGGACCCCTACTACCCCCGACTGGGTTCCACCCCCACTGAAACACCCTACTACCTAATTCTGGACTTCCAAACCCATCTGGGCCAATACCCGTCTGGTTAATCTGCAAGCCACTTTGTCCTGATACTAAATAACTCACGTCTGGTCTTGGTTCCCGCACCGCCTGTGGGTCGTTTACTGGGTACAAGCCTAGAGACAACTGAGGCTGATCGGGATCCCAACAAGACGGGCAAACCTTAACTTGATATGGTTTTGTCTTTAATATCTGTATCTTTAACTCCGTAAGCTTATACCGCTGCGCACATCTGTCGCATTCCGCAATGGCATATTTACCTGAAGAAAACTTATTTGGCATGTCATTTATCTGTAGTAAAACATATTGCGTGGCACAAACCGAACAGGAGCTTTTTCCCGATCTTCAGTAGAAGCTAAATCCCATTGCTGTTCATAGTCGGCTTTGAGCATCATTATCCTGTTTGCGTCAACACCAGGCATCTTTGTACTTAGTTGATAAGCCAAGCCAGCAGCCATGCAGGGTATAAAACGGAACGGGATGTCCTCGGTCCTAACACCACTACCTGCGTCTTGAATGCGCCGCATTCTGTAATACACAAATGTGTATTGAGTTCCAGGCGGGTTAGGGGTAGGCCAGACATTAATGCATGGTAAATTGTTGGTATATACCTCTGCAGCCGTTAAATGACTTGCTGCCGTTGTACCGTTTTGCCCACGCCAAGCATTAAGTATTTGATTACCAACAATATTTTGATAGCCAATAGTCTCATTATCAATATTAATAAAGCCCTGAGTTGGGAGGTTAGCAGCATTAACTAAGGTAATAGTTGTGTCGTCTGCATCAATAGCGCCGTTTAAAGCGGCTTGTGGTGTAGTTGCAACGTTGCCTGACTGTCGGTTAATCCAAACCTGAATAGGGCGCCCTGTAGCGTTTTTATTAGGTATGGTGATATATGTAGACTCGCTAATACGGCTGATATTGATGTCAATTTGGTTGTTACCCTGACCGTTATTAGTACGCACCACGGTATCCAAGAGGTCAATTGTATCTACTGGAATAGGATAAATAGCCTGCCCAGTATTCATTAGGATCTGCCCTTGCTCAACAGTCCACAAATTAATACCACGGTTAGCCCACTCAATCGTCAATAGGTTCAAAGACCGCCGTGCAGTACGAAAGTCATAGCCAGAACGCACCTCAAGACCACAACGCTCAAAGCTCTCCTCAATGAGGTCGTTCATGTCTAGGTTAAACGAAGTAGTACCTGTAGTAGTCATATCTTCCTATACGGTTTTACTTTTTGCTTTATTTTTGCTGGCTGGGGCACGAACTGCTTTCCCTGTGCTTTGCCTGCTCGTTTTGCTCGTGTTGTTGCTGCGTACTCGGATGGACTCAATGACTGGATCGCCTTTTTGGGTAGGTATCTTTCGCCTGTTTCGGACGACTTCTTCCCTGACTTGGTTGTCCACTCTTGGTCGCCCCAAGCTTTTAAAGAACGTTGCGATGCGGCTAAACCACCCCCTGCCATCTTTTTCTTTTTGCTGGCGCAATGGGCTTTCTCCGAGAACCCCTTTGGGCTGTCGCAGTTGATTGACTTTTTGCGCTTGTCTGACCATTTCACTTATAGCCTCCGCCTTTTTCTTTATAGCGTTTAGCTAGGAGTTGTGCTTTCCTAGCAGACCATTGACCTGCTGCCGTACCATGAGTAGCCGATGCTTTAATACTGTTAAATAAAGCCTTGCGCATACCAGGTTTCGTATAGTTACCAGCTTTATTAACCGTACCACCCTCTTTGTATTGCGTAAAGTCAGTATCATCCCTACGAGCTTTCTTTTTAGCTTTAGGCATTTTAGAAGGATTAATGGCACCCATGCCACGACTGGCTCTCATACCATCCGCCCTTTAGTTTTACCCCGCATTGCGCAACCATCGGCTCGTTTAGACGCTGAGGATACCTTACCGCCTGACTTCATGTTTTTAGTGATGTCACGATTTGACTTAGGCATTGCTCCGCCACCACCGCCACCGCCTCTGGGTTTGTCCAAGATCTCTTTCATACGCTCAATCTCGGCTTTGGCAATCAAAGGACTAGACTTAGCACGTTTATCTTTGAACTCTTCGTTCTCAGCGGCTTTGCCTTTGCGGTCTTTATCTGGCGGGTTATGCTTCTCATGAACCTCCTTATACCCTTCATCTGCAGGCTTTTTTCTCTGCAATTGTTCAGGGTTGCCCTCAAGCCCCAAGTCTATTTGGGCTGAAGCAGGAATAGGTTTAATCGGACCAGCCATTTAGCAAGACCTTCCACCTTTGTTCATCTTAATCATGGTGCCTTTGGTTTTACCTTTGACCTCAACACCGCCGCCTCTAGCCATGCCATGCAAACGCTTTTCGTGACCTTTTACAGCCTTGGCAGCTACTTTCTTCATCATTGGCTTGTCTTTAGCAATATCCGAATGCGCCATTCCACCCTTAGCCATTTTGCCTTTGCCATCAGCGGCAAACGCTGGGACTTTCTTACCATCTTTTTCAACCATTGGCATACCACCGTCAGCCATCTTCATTGATTTCTTTTTAGCCATCATAGCCATCATTCCTGGGTTCATTTTTTTCATGGTTCCACCTTCTTTAAATGTTTTGCCTTTGTCGGCAGTTAAAAATTCCTTCCCAACCGCAGAAGGCACTCCTGCTTTTTTGGCAAACTTTGGGTTATTAGCCACAGCCGCCATGAAATTGTGTTGCTTTTTACTTACGCTAGGCATTTATTTTGCCTTGAATAAGTTGGTCAATTTTTGAGTCAAGCCGGTTAAAGCGTTGGTCAAAGTAGTCTTTAATTTTGTCAATTTCTGCATTAGTGACGTTATCACGGGCCACCTCCAATTTAGTGTTAATTACCAGTTGCTCAAGGTCTTTTAGCTTTGTGTTTTTTTCGTTAGCAACAAAGCCAACTACGGCAATAAATGCCGTTAGTAGGGCAGACCAAATGCCTAAGACAATTCCAAAAATATGTTCCATTAAATCATCCGTCCTTTAGTCTTACCTTTAATGGCGCAGCCATCGGCACGTTTAGAAGCGGAGCTAACCATACCACCGGCTTTTAATTTAGGTTTAACGTTACGCCCAGTCTTGCCTTCAATATCAAGTCCTGAACCAGCTGCACCGCTACCACTAGCTGCATATTTAGCTCTTGTTGTAGAAGGGCGATCTACATTATCAGGTAAATTTGGACCATTAGGGTCAAAACCAGGCCTTGGTGTAATACCATATTTTTTTAACGCTTCTTGTGCAGCACGGTTTGCCGCTTTATGTTTTTCTATTGCTTTATCTCGCTCGGCATTTTGACGAGCTTCTTCTGCATAGCGTTCTTTTTCCATTTTTTGGAATTGTTCTTTGGTGTACTTTTCAGGACTACCCGTAGATTTATCATCATCGCCGTACATCACACAATCCTTCCTTTAGTCTTGCCACGAACCTCGCATCCACCGCCACGAACAGACCCGCCTTCTTTGCAATTCCAAGCCCGTAGAGACTTATTAATGCGTGAGTTTGGATCGTTAGCAGTTTTAGCGCTGGTTAGTTTTTTCTTCATGCCCTTCATGCGGGCGCAGAATGAGTCACGTCTTGAACCACCTTCTGGCTGTGGACGTTTGAGTCCAGGCTTACTAGGATTGGCCGCATTGTAAGAAGCACGACCTTTAGCGTTTAAACCACCTTCAGGGTTTTTACCTTCCTTACGAGTCCATGCAGGGGTCTTAGCCATTATGCAACATCCTTTTTGGAGTCAATAGGTCTAATAAGAGGGTAGAGATACTCTTCCCCAAACGATCCTGCAAACTCTTCCATTCCTAGATGACCTAGCTTAATGGTGGGGTCAATCCATACTTCGTAACCGTGAGCCGTAGCACGATCACAGAAAAGATAATCCTCGCCTACATAGCCTTCTGGAGTGGATTTGAAGTCAAAGAATGAATAGCAAAACTTGTCTGGGTGCCCGTCTACTACTCGGTCATCGTGGTATTTCCACTCAGGAT